CGGAGACATAGTTAAAGCTTTGGCCGCCGGCGCCGACTTTGTTATGATCGGGTCTTTGCTAGCTGGTACGATCGAGGCCCCGGGCCAAATTATATATGGCAAAAATGGTGCGACCTACAAGTCTTATCGAGGAATGGCAAGCGCAGAGGCACAAATGGATTGGCGTGGTAATGCGTCTTCGATTGAGGGAGTCTCCTCTATGGTCCCGACTAAGGGGCATGTAAGTGGCGTAATCGCTGGTCTTGAAAGGGGGCTTCGTTCGGGACTTTCGTATTCCGGCGCACACAGCATAAAGGAACTCCAGGCAAAAGCTCAGTTCATAAAGCAAACGCCCTCTGGTCAAGCTGAAAGCAATACGCATATCTTGCAAAGAAACGGAGTTTTCCAGTGAATGGTGGCGACAAGCCAATTGAGAAGGTGCAATTTTATCTGACCGAAAAGGATAAGGCGGAGCTTAAAATAAAGCTTCATTCTGATGGGATGACACAAACTAGATTTTTTGCCGGCGTTGCGAAGGCGTATTTATTAAACGATCACGAATTTTACAACTGGTTTGCACGTTTTCGAAGTCGACAGTCTAGCTTGGGTGGAAAGAGAAAGAGGATAATGGTGGAGAAAGAGGAAGAGGTCGCAAGACAGACGATGAAGAAGTTTGGATTCGATCAGGAAGAAATTGAAAGCATATTTGACCTAATTGAAAAGGAGTATACAGAATTATGAAATGTGTTGAGCTGTGTAGAAAAAGGGACGTTGAGTGTCCGAACGAAGACTGTAGATATTGGATAGATTATAAAGATGATCTAAATTGCACACATGAGACTATTTATAAGCATGGGCCGATGACCTTACGGGAAATAGCTAAGCGAGAAGGCTTAAGTTTCGTAAGAATTCAGCAAATAGAAAAGCAGGCCCTAAAAAAAATCAAGCGAAGACTTAAATTATTTAATTAATTTTGTCGCTTTGATGTTTCGAAGACTATTTATTTTTAGAATTATCGCACATCATTTTTTATCAGGAGATTAATCGATGAGTAAGAAAACCCTTTTAAATGAAACTCAAATTAGACGTTTCATGAAGTTGTCTGGCCAGCAAGCCTTAGGCGACACGTATATGCAGAGAAATGGACAGTATTTGCAAGAGCAAGCTGGAATGGAAGACGAGGATCTAGATCCTGTTGGAGATGATGGTGGACTTCCGGGCGAAATGCCTGCTCCTGAGGCCGGCCCCGATGACGCCATGGGTATGGACGAGCCGCCTCTTGATGCCGGAATGGAGATGGGAGAGGAAGGAACTATAAGCCTTGAGCCTCAAGAGATTGAGGTGTTGATCACTAAGATCGTTGATGGGGTGATGTCTGCTGCAGGCATCGACGGTTCGGCCTCCGTAACCATGGGAGAAGAAGCTCCTGACATGGCTGATGCCGGCGATATGGGAATGGAAGACGACGATATGGGCATGGAGCCCATGGGCGACGACATGGCCATGGAGGACGATGAGGTTGCACCGGCAAATGTTTATGAGAGCCGACTTAAGAACTTTATTAAGAGCGAGGTTATCCGCCTGATGCAGGAAGAGGCTGTATCCGAAGGGCAGCACATGCCAGACGGTGAGAACGAAGATGTTTTAATTGGCAAGGGCACTAACTCTAATCGTGACTTTGAGAAGGACGATAACCGCCAGTCCAGCGCAGGACAGCACCACATGGGCGGAGGCGCCGCAAAGGCTTCTCGCACGCACATGGGGGGCAATAATGCCGCACTACCGCTGCAAGAGACTTTGACCGACGAACTACTGGAAAGAGTGACCCGCCGCGTTGCAGCTAGACTGCTGAACACGCGAACCCAGCGTACGCGCCGCCGGTAAAGAAGGCGTTACTAATACACTTTATACGAAGCCGCGCTCGTCGCGGCTTTTTATTTGGAAGCAGGAGAGAAAATGGAAAACGCACTTTGGTTCTTTTTCGGAATTATAGTGGCAAACCTTATCAGTAGACTCGCATCATTTGTTAGGGGCTACGTGATGGTCCGTCAAGTTGAAGCAGACTGTTTAAGTTTACTGAATTCGGCGGCCCACGATATGAGTTTCGTAAAGAATATGAGAAAGAATGCTCTAGAGGGACTGGTTTTAACTGCCAATCAAATAAAGATCCAGAACAATCTAGACGAATACTCTTTTAAGACTTGGAAACAACTGGCTATCAATAACTTCATTGCGAACTATCCAGACAAGTTTCGAAGATTGCTTTCCTTTAATGATTGGGATGGCGCGATGAAGCACTTACAGTTACTCAAAGAAGAAAGAAATAAACAAAAAAGCTAAACATTTTATTCAACTTACGATATATTAAAACAAATGAGGTGTTCATGTATCTAAATAAGAAGGACAAGCCAGAAAAACAAGAAGAGGCGGCTCCAGACGAGAAAGAAGAGCAGACAACAATAATGATTCCTGCTCCAGAAATCGACGCTAGATCTATCGGATTGTGCGGCGATGTAGACGAAGAGAAAACTGCTGAAATTATAGGCGGATTTATGGCGCTGCGCCAATCCGGGTTAACGCTTGTCAACCCAGATAGTCTAAGCACAGAGCCAATTGAGTTTATCGTGTCGACAAGCGGCGGATCCGCACACGATATGTTTGCTATATATGACACAATGCGCCTAATAAAGTCTACCTCTGAAATACACACGGTAGGCTTGGGAAAGGTTATGTCTGCCGGCGTGTTATTGTTGGCCGCCGGCACAAAAGGCTGTCGTACCATTGGTAAAAACTGCCGAGTCATGCTACATGGTGTAACTGGCGGTCACATCGGATCCATTCATAATTTGGAAAACGAGATGGACGAGATCCGGTGGCTGCAGGAACGATACATCGCGGCATTGGTGGAAGAAACCGACATGACAAAGCGTCTTCTCAAGAAACTGATTGAGAGAAAGGTTAACGTATATTTAACTGCAGAAGAAGCTGTAGAATACGGCATAGCGGATGAGATAATCTAATGGATAAGGTATTTTATAATCAAGCTTCTGCGGCCAAGTTGGGGTGGGAGCCTTCATGGTTTGGTGAAAAATACAATGATGAAGATTTGGTCAAAGCAGTCAAGAGATGGCAGAAAACGCAAGATCTAACAGCAGATGGCTTAGTCGGCCCAATGACATATAGGAGAATATGGACAGAAAGAGAGGCGAACATTTCGAATCACATTCCGACAAATTCGCCATATGGTCGCGGTCAGACAATGTGTCGCGACGATAACTATATTATACACAATGGAAAGTTCATTGACATTGATTGGCCTAAGGTGGTTTTGTGGGACGATCCAGACGGATTTGAATCCCGTGACGGCACGTATTACGATTACAGCGGTAAAGAGGATAGGAAGCCTACAATGTTTGTCAACCATTGGGACGTATGCTTATCCTCGGAATCGTGCGCAAAGGTTCTCAACAGAAGAGGCGTTTCTGTCCACTTTCTAATCGACAATGATGGTACGATCTATCAAATGCTTGATACGCAACACGCCGCATGGCATGCTGGTCATACGCATGGTAACAAAAAAGGCATAGGCGTTGAAATAAGTAACGGATATTATACTAAGTACCAAGACTGGTACAAGAAAAGTGGATTTGGCGAAAGGCCAATCCAAGAGCATGCGTGGGTACACGGTAGAAAATTGGATCCGTTTTTAGATTTTTACCCTATACAAATTAAAGCTTTGCAAGCATTGTGGTATGCTGTACATAAAGGTTTGGGCATCCCGCTAGAGTATCCAAGGAACTCGAAAACAGGATATGTCGAAACAGGAATCCACAAAGATTGCGACAGAGGTAAGTTCAAAGGATTCTGCAACCACTATAACTTCACCAGAAGAAAAATTGATTGTGCAGGTCTAGATTTACCTACTCTTTTAGAAGAACTTAAGGAATAAGGAACTAATTATTATCGATATGGATAAGGAACTGCAAAATTTATTAGGTAACTACTTCGATCCCGGCACGGAAGAACTGAGTGTGAACGAGATGTTTCGCATGGTCGAGCAA